TCCTAAAAATTATAAAGAGCCTTCTAGAATAGTAGACATAGTAACTCCTAAACCCCTACCAGCAGACCCGGCACCAACAGCGCCTACAGCGGCAATAGCAGCTACAGCTCCTACAGCTCCTACAGCGGCAACGGCAGCTACGGCAGCTACGGCAGCTACGGCGGCAACGGCACCAACAGCGGCAATAGCAGCTACAGCTCCTACAGCGGCAACGGCAGCTACGGCAGCTACGGCGGCAACGGCACCAACAGCGGCAACGGCAGCTACGGCGGCAACAGCTCCTACAGCGGCAACGGCAGCTACAGCATCAACAGCTCCTACAGCGGCAATAGCAGCTACTGCACCAACAGCGCCAACAGCGGTAATGGCAGCTACGGCGGCAACAGCTCCAACAGCGGCAACGGCAGCTACGGCGGCAACAGCTCCTACAGCGGCAATAGCAGCTACAGCATCAACAGCTCCTACAGCGGCAATAGCAGCTACTGCACCAACAGCGCCTACAGCGGCAACGGCAGCTACAGCATCAACAGCGCCTACAGCGGCAATAGCAGCTACTGCACCAACAGCGCCTACAGCGGCAATAGCAGCTACAGCATCAACAGCTCCTACAGCGGCAATAGCAGCTACTGCACCAACAGCGCCAACAGCGGCAACGGCAGCTACAGCGCCAACAGCGGCAACGGCACCAACAGCGGCAGTAGCTGCTGTTGCAGCAGTAGCTGCTGTGGCTCCATCCTCACTTGATAGTAGAGTAGTGCCAGAAGAAACTACTGAAAAAATTAAAATTCCAGAACTACCAAAACTACAAGTAGAAATGCCTCTTCCAATGTTACAAGTAGAAATGCCCCTGCCAATGCTACAGGTACAAGTTCCTATAATAGAAGGTACCGCAATTAAGCAAAGCATAGCTGAAGGGGGCGTTGCGGCTGCTAATACTATGGATGCGGCCATGACTTCTAATGTTGTAAAACTAGAAAGAACCCTAAAAACTTCGGTTAAAGTACCAGAGATAGCGCCCCCAGAAGTTCCTGAACCTTTAGTTAACGCACAGACAGCTACAGAGCTTACAGCCTTATCCGCTAGCATAGATAAAATGACAGACCCTAAGGCAGACTGGATAGAAAAATTAGGTGGTTTCTTCAGTGCTAACGCTGCGTGGTTAACTGGCTTAGGGGCACTATTAGCATCCGTATTTACTAGTGGGGGCACTTCAGAGGATAAAAGAAATTCCTTCATACGTGGAATAGTAGGGATAGCCGCCATCGCGGCAACTTCTTATGTCGGAGGATTAGGAAAAGCTGCTACCACCACTACTACAGCTGCCGCCTCTAAAGCTGGTGGAGGCTCTTATAATTATGGGGGTGGGTATAATTATCCGGCAAGTCCAAGCCTAACCTCAGGCCTACAAGGTGCTGCTAAAGGAGGCATTGCAAGAAGTCCTGTAATAGCTGGAGAAGGAAGAATGAACGAAGCCATTATTCCTTTACCAGACGGTAAATCAGTACCAGTATCTATGAGTGGAAATACTAATACCTCTACTAATAATATTAAAATAGCCGTTAACATTAATGGAGGCGGCCAAACAACACAAACTACAGGGGACGCTTCGGCGCAGGCAGGGGCAATGGGACGCGCGATTTCTGCAGCAGTTACCGCGGAACTTCAACGTCAAAAACGCCCAGGGGGTTTACTCAGCCCATTTGGACCTAGATAATGGCTATAGGATTTAGCGATGGAGTAGCACAAAGAGTACCAGACCGTTCTATGGCACGGCGTACTATGCCCAAAGTATTACTTGCAAATTTTGGAGATGGGTACGAACAAAGGATTCCTTCAGGTATAAATAGCCTAGGAGAAGAGTATACAGTTACTTTTAAAACCAGACCAAAACTAGATATAGATAATATGACGGCATTTTTTGATACTCAAAAAGGAACTACTAACTTTTCGTTCACTATACCTAATAGCGCGGGGGAAAAAACAATAAAAGTAGTATGTTCGGATTACAGTTTAAGTTTTGAATATGATAATTTTTACACGATAGAAGCAACTTTTAGAAGAGTTTACGAGTCATGACAGCTATTATTCAGGATCTACAAAAACAGTCTAGTACTAATTTTATAATATTATATGAGTTAATATTACCTTCTGGAGGTACATTATTTTTCCACCCAGGAGTGCAAGCTAATACAGCAAATGTAACTTTTGACGGTAATACTTACATAGCTATTCCTGCTGAAATAACTGGGATAGAAATTTCTTCTGACGGAGTTGCTAGCCGACCTACTCTAACAGTTTCTAACGTACTTACTACCTTTAAAGATGCTATAGGGGCTGGGTATACTTTTAATGATCTATTAGGAAAAAAGTTTACTAGAAGAAGAACTTTATCCGCTTATCTAGCTTCAGCTCCTGCCGTAGAATATACTAAAGATATATTTTATGTAGATAGGATCATAGATAGAAGTATAGTAAGCGTTACATTTGAGCTAGCCTCTCCGTTCGACTTACAAGGAGTACAGCTACCTCAACGTATTATTATGGCAGGGGGGTGTCCTTGGAAGTATCAAGGAGCTAGTCACGAGTTAACTGAAGTAAATAAAGAAGGGGGGTGTAGCTGGAATACATATAGCCAATTAACTATAGGAGGTACAACGTATACAAATTTTGTAAATATAACTGATGAACCGGTAGTAATTAATACAGCTAATGTCGCTACTTGGGCAGGGTCTGGCACTATTAATAATATATATAGAACAGCTCAGACGGGACTAGTAAAAATTAATAATAACGGTACGATGACACAGAATGCAAACTCAGATAATTTCTGGCAAGTTATGGTGGCTTCTACATCTAATACACCTAGCGATACTGATGCAGCGTTCAGAAGAGTTAGAACATACACTGCATACAGTAATACTACTACTTACACAGTATTTACAGATGCTAGTTATAATAGTTATGTCTCGAATACTTTTGGGGGAGGAGTTAGATTATTCAGAAAAAAATACCTTACACAAGCCAATACAGCACAAGGGGCAGATCCAGGGTACAATGATCATTGGGAGTTGGCGGATTCTTGTGGTAAAAAACAATTTTCTTGTACTCGCCGATTCCAATTTAGAGTTGCTACTTCTAATTCTCAAACAGTGCCCAATACAGTTTATGACCAAACCGTCATACTACCTTTCGGAGGATATCCTGGATCAAGACTTTATCAATAATATTATACTTTATATGACTAAAGAACTACCTAAAGAGGGGTGTGGAGTAATATTAGAAGGACCTATATTTTATCCTTGCAGGAATTCTGCCGAAGGTAATGAAAATTTTATACTGAATGATATTGATTGGATATTAGCACAGTTAAAGGGAAAAGTAATAGGAATAATTCATAGTCACCCTATTAGTTCTGCAGAAGCTAGTGAATTCGATAAAATTCAAGCAGGTAGATTCAACCTACCTTACCACATAATTTCAATGATAGATAATAGTATGGAAACTTACACACCATGAAAAAAGTATACTTAATGGGTAGATTAGGAGAAAAATTTGGTCATGAATGGGAGGCAGACTGTCAAACCGTGACTGAAATTTTTCAGCTTATAGAGTGCCAGAGCATCGGGTTTAAAAACTATATGATTAAATGTGGGGAAGAAAATGCGGGCTTTTCAATTAGGGCTGGGGGAGACATATTAGAGTTTGCAGAAGAGTTAGGCTTAAATATTAATGCAAAAGATATTTATATAACTGAGGTACCTTCAGGAGCTTCTGGGGGGTGGAAGATATTTGCAGCAGCGGTTATTATTGCGTTCTTATGGTGGAACCCCTACGGATGGGCTGCTGCTGGAACCGTAGGTGGCGGAGCCTCCTTTAGTACTGCGGCTTTTAGTAGTACTATAGGACAAATTGCTTTTGCAGTAGCTTTAAACCTAGCTATAACAGGAATAAACGAACTATTAATGCCTAGTGTTGATAAAAATAACAGTAGAGCTGGCTATTTTTTTAATGGTCCTATTAATACTGTAAAACAAGGGCAGGCTGTTCCTATATTATATGGGGAGTTAATAATCGGGGGAGCGCCCATTTCAGTTACATACACTAAAAGACCAATTAGTTCTTCTGGATTTGTATATTTATCTAGTAATACATTTACCGGGGATTTTGATGCAATATCTAACCTTAATCCTGCAGATCTAGGAGTTGCTTAATGGCTATTAATCCCTTAGATAATTATAACCCTGGAATAGGAACCCCAGAGACCCCTCAGCACGCGATTGTATACGATTTACTATCAGAAGGGCCTATAGAGGGGTTAGTCGGAGGCGTATCTGGAATATATTTAAATGGTACTCCTATAGTTGCTGCTTCGGCAATTGATTCTGTATCCCCTAGAAGATCAAATACTGCTATTTTTACAGCTGCAAATGTTAGCCTTGTGGCTAATGGGTTATTTCAAGGGATGCCTGCGGGGACTCACTATGTCATATTAGAAAGAGGGGAAGCTGCTAACTCGGCATTTTCAGGCACTGCGGGGTCAACAACTTTAACTTGTAATGGATTTTTTGCTAATTCTTACTTTACCAATAATACCAGTTTTATTTCTGCCACAACCCCGTATATAAGGGTTACCGGTCTAGGAGTAGATGGAGGCGAATATATAGGTAGATTGATATCTAGAATTAACGCTAACTCCGCAATAGTAACTCCTACCATATCTACTACAGGCTCTAGTAAAGCAGGCGGCTTAGATAGGATTACTACAACGTCCTCATGGACCTCCAATGTAGCTACATTAGCTGTGGCTCCAGCTATATCTGGTACTCATGTTCAAGTTTTACCTATAGCTATTTCAGTTAACCCTAAGTACGACGACCGATGGAACTTTAAAGATGTATGGTCGTCTTTTAGAACAGGTAGAAGAGATCAAAATCCTATACTAATACAAGGAATGCCTACTGCAAGTTATTTAACTACTATTGATCAAGAAATAAAATGGACTACAGGATGGGGAGGAAGCGCTCCCCCATACACAATTGCTGCAGCATCCCTTGGCATACCTGTAGCGTCTGAAATAGATAGATTAAAAATAACTCTAGAATTTCCTGCCGGTTTATATATTAATGGCGGTGCAAGTGGGCATATGGGGGAAATGTCTGTATTTATCCAATTGATATTTAATTATACTCAAAACGGTATACCTGTACAAGCAAGGTTATTGGGCCCTCCAAACTCTGCTCAAAGTTCTGCACCTTGGACTATAGGAGCGGGACAAAAAATAGGTGCTTGGGGAGCTATTGGAGCTGCTTACCCAAGTGGATGGATATTTCGTGAAGCGTTAAATTCTTTTATAGAAGAAATAGAAATACCTATTGAACAATTTAAGCCATTTACTGACTTTTCAATAACATTAAGTAGGCTAAATCCAGATATTACTAGCGATTATACTTCGGACGATGCTACTTTCTTCTCAGCTATGAGACTAAAACATGTAGAATGCCAAATTATGGATAAATTTAATTATCCTTATTCTGCTATTGCTGCTCTAGCTTTCCCAGCTGAAGGACTATCTACTCCGCCCCAAAGAGCATACCGTGCTAGAGGAATGAAAATACAAGTTCCGTCTAACTATACAACTAGGGAAGAGGGTGGTGGCGTCGCATCATATTCAGGAGCTTGGAATGGTAGTTTTAGAACTGTATACTGTAATAATCCGGCGTGGGTACTTTATGACTTAGCTACTAATAAAAGGTATGGACTAGGGAAATTCATTGATTTCATAACAGTAAATAAGTATGCTTTATATACAATAGGTAGATATTGCGACGAACTAGTCTCAAATGGGTTGGGGGGTCTTGAGGCTAGGTTTATTTGTAATGTATATTTAACTACTGCTGAAGAAGCCTATAAAGTACTAAGAGATCTATCTACTATATTTATGGGTTTACTATATTGGATGGATGGGCAATTAACTGCTGTTCAAGATAGCCCAAAAGAGCCAATATATACCTTTAGTCAGGGTAATATAATAAATGGATTTTTTTCTTACGAATATTCAGGTAGTATGACTAGATATAATACTGTGAATGTGACTTGGAACGACCCTCAACAGTTTTATCAGCAGCAAGTACTGACAGTTAATGATATTAATGATATAGTGAAACGAAATAAAGTAGTTGCTATGGATACTTTAGCTTTTGGTTGTACCAGTGAAAGTCAAGCTTCTAGAGTCGGACATTGGAATCTAATAACTTCTCAAAACGAAACTGAAATAATTAAATTTAAAACCTCTTTAAATGCAGGATTTTTAAAGCCTGGGGATATAATAAATATCCAAGATCAGCATTTAAATTCAGTACAAGCTAGTGGAAGACTGCACTCTGTTGCTAATACTACTAACGTAGTACTAGACAGAGATGTAATACTCGCTTCTGGGTCTACTTATATATTACATATAGTGTTTGATGGTCCTGGAGCCTACCTACAACAAAATACTGCTAATGTAGCTGGTACAATTTATTTTAGAGGGGATTATATTCCTAATGTTAATACTGAAATACAAGCAACTACGCTAACAGATAACGTAGGTGCACTAGTTACAGTTAGCTTTAGTCCTAATATTAGAGTAGAGAAGAAAACTATTTCTAACTCTTTGCCTTATACAGGCAACACTATCAGTGTTTCTACAGCTTTTAGCACCGCTCCTACTATAGAAACAATGTGGGTAGTAGAGAATATAACTCTTAAAAATAATATGGAACCTAAAAAATACCGTATATTAGGAATATCAGAAGAGGAAACTAATGTATTCTCTATAGTTGCGTCTAACTACTCTACTCTTAAATATGATGAAGTAGCTAGAAAAGTAAAACTAAAAGCCCCTAATTATGTTGGACCAAGACCAGGGGATAATATCCCTGTAATTTCAAATCTAATTACTGTACTAGCTAGAAAAGGCAATACTAGTGCCAATACCTTTCAAGGATATATTTATGAAGCAGTAGTATCGTGGGATGCCCCGACTGAAACTTATGTAGATAGTTCGGGGACTAGTAAGACTAGAATATACCCCCATTTAGATAGTTATGAAATACAACACGACTTAAGAAATCTTAACACTCTTACCCAACTATATGAAACTGTAAGCATTTCGGCAGGAGCCTCAACTTTAATAGTAACCAATGTAATTGAAGGCTCCTACATTGTTAAAGTCAGGGCTAAAAATACGCAAGGAATATATTCTGCCTGGGTAACTGGCGTGTTTGACCTTACTGCGCGCGGTGGAAGAACCGGCTCTGGAAGTCTAAAAGGACTTATAAGAGGAGGTACGATTGACTCTGGGGTAACCTTCTTGTCAAACACTTTTAATATTTTAGATTCAAACTATATGTTCGAATCTGAATCAGGAGTACCGGTAGTAATAACGGGGGCTACAGCTAATCAAAGCTCAGAGTCTTTTGGGGGCTTGTTAGCTAGTAATACCTATTATTTAATGTGGGATACTAGTAATACTGCGGATCCTTTAAAAGCCGTATCAATATATAC